CCACCAGCCGCACCAGGTAAAGTACCATATTTAGATCTGGCTTCACCCAACATCATTTTACACTGTGCAAGTGCATAATCTCTTATCCATGGTTTACTGTATCTTTGATCAATTAACGTTTCAGCAGGTTTTTCCATGTAAACTTGTAACAGCACATTTTCTTTGCTCCTAGGTCTTCTCATTAGTATTAATTTTTGTTTTTCTGTTACATATTTGAAGTTTAAATAACCACCAAACAGTCTTCTAACAGTTTCTTGATACTGTGCAAATGCATCCCATGTTAGCAATCCACCAATTCTACCACCTTGTAAAAAGTAAAGATTTGTGTAAGCAAGTTCAAATGGATCTAAATCAACCGAACTTGATGATCCTGCAACTGATCTTCGAAAAATTTCTCGAACTTCAATTACTTCTCTTGACAGTGTATATTCTTGAATATCTTGCTGTAGTTCTAAATGAATATACGCTTCTTCTGTAGAATTTGATGATCTTTGTCGATATCTATCAACTGCTAGATCAATTGCTTGTTCATAGTGCTTTGGATCAAGTTCTACATCAACCATACCATCACCTAAGATGTTACGAATATCTGTAATAAGTTCCTGTCTGTTAGTTTTCTTAGTAGCCATGTTAATAGTATTTATAAAAAGATTTTAATACAATAAATACTATGTAAGGAATAACTATGCCAAGAATTAGCTTATGGAAACCAGATAAAGGAAACGACTACAAATTTGTTGATCGTGTAGTAAAAGAACACCTATATGCAGGTGGTACGGGCGTATTTGTACACAAATACCTAGGTCCCCATGTTAATACAAACAGTATATCACATGATCAGCCAAAGAATAGCAGTTTGGGTCCAGCAAACATACAAGATCTATTATTTTTAGAAAATAGAGATAGAAAATACGATCCAGATGTATATGATTTAAGAGGTAATTATTCTTTAAATGATCAAGATTTTGATTTGACACAATTTGGCTTGTTTCAAACCAGCGATACAATTTACATTACATTTCATTTAAACAGCATGGTTGAACAACTTGGTAGAAAAATCATGCCAGGTGATGTGTTTGAATTACCGCATTTGAGAGATGATTTAAGACTTGAAGCGGCCATGATTACCTTAACAAGTAAACCAACCAAAAAGTTTAGAAAAGGTGAAACTGTCACAGGTGCAACATCAGGTACTGTTGGCACTGTTATTGATTACAATCACAATGCTAAAACTATAAGATTAACCACTGATGGATTGTTTGATGCTAACGAAACTCTCACAGGTGAAACCAGTTCAGCAACACAAACTGTTTCATCTTTTACTCCATCAGAAAATTTAGCCATTAATAAATTTTATGTGGTTGAAGACACTGCAAGAGGTCAAGAAGGTTATGATCCAGGTTGGTGGCCACACATTTGGAGATGCAAAGCAGTGGCTATGCAAGACACACAAGAATTTAGAGATATTCTTGGTAGTGGTGAAGATGCCGGAGATTTAAAAAATATTATTTCAACATATCAGTCAGACATTAACATCAACGATGCAGTTATCAACGAAGCTGAAAGAAATGTTCCAACAAAAGGAAATCAAGTTGGTCATTTATATGTTGAAGGAGAAGCATTACACAAAGTTGATCCAAAGAGTCAAGACGGAACTGCTGGAAAAGGCATTACAATATCGCACACTGGAAACAGTTTTCCAAGTTCAATACAAAACGGTCAATATGTGTTACGTACTGATTATTCTCCAAGCAGATTATTTAGAAAACAAGGCAACAGATTTATCAAAATCTCAGACAATTACAGAGGTAATTATGTAAGTTCAAACAAAGGTCTTGACAGTTTTATCAACAACAAATCTTCATCATCAGTAACAGGTGATGGCAGTGAAAAACAAAATTTAAGTAAGGTGATACCACCAAAGGCAGATTAATATGGACTACTGGTACGATCAACAAATAAGAAGATATATTTTACAATTCATAAGAATCTTTGATAATTTTTCTATTCGTGTAGGAAAAAAAGATAATTCTGATAGTGAATCATACATTAGAGTTCCTGTAAGATATGCAGACATGAGCAGAATGGTTGCACACTTGCAAAGACATAATTCTGAAAATGTTATGAGTTCAGCACCTTTTATGTCTGTGTATGTTGCTAACTTACAACTTGCAAGAGATAGATTACAAGAGCCCAGACTTGTTGACAAAGTACAGGTACAAGAAAGAAAATATGACGAAGTAAGTGATTCTTATTTGCATGAAATTGGTAACACATACACTGTAGAAAGATTTATGCCTGTCCCATACAATTTAAACATGGCTGTTGACGTTTGGTGTTCAAACACTGACCAAAAATTACAACTTTTAGAACAAGTGCTAACACTGTTTAACCCAGCAGTAGAACTACAGGCAAATGACAATCCTTTAGATTGGACTAATATCACTAACGTTGAATTAATTGATATCAATTGGAGTTCACGTGCTGTTCCACAAGGAGTTGACACACAACTTGACGTGTCAACGTTAACTTTTAGTTTACCAATATGGATTAATCCTCCTGCAAAAGTTAAAAAACAATCAATTATCAAACAAATAGTTGCTAGAGTAAACAACACAGAATCAATTGATGATTTAGATTACGATCCAAGATTTATTGACTTTTTTGAACAGTTTCCAGGTCAAATATCAACACAAATTATCACACCAGAAAATGCACAGATATCAATTGCCGGCAATGAAGTATCATTGCTTGGTGCATACGGAGCCAACGACGATGAAGGTTGGAAAGAGTTTTTAGACATTTACGGAGAACTACAAGATGGAATTTCAAGATTAATTATTAATCATTCAGACAATTTAGATTCAACAACAGATTTAATTTACGGTACTATTGCATACCACCCAACAGACAAAAACAAATTATTGTTTACACTGGACTCAAGTACACTGCCTTCAAACACTCAAAATGCAGTTGATAAAATTATTGATCCAGAAACAACTTATCCAGGAAACGGATTACCTTTATCAATGAACGGACAAAGATATCTTGTTATTAATCCTATTGCCACTAACAATAATAGTTTTAAAGGTTTTAGTTGTGGAGAAAATGACATCATTGCTTATAATAATGGAGCATGGTCAATTGTGTTTGATGCATCAGAAAATACTCGTGCTGAATATGTAACAAACACAAACACAGGTATACAATACAAATGGACAGGGTCGCAATGGATAGATAGCCACAGAGGACAATATAATAACGGTTATTGGAAATTAGAACTTGCACCTACGCCATAAAAAGTGTACAATAAAAAAAAAGGAAAAAAAATGTACGAGGCAGTTGGTACAACATTTATTGCACAAGATACGAAAAAGATTTTATTAAATCTTAGAAGCGAAGAAGTGTCATATCCAAACACTTGGAGTTTTTGGGGTGGTAAAATTGAAAAGGGAGAACTTCCACTAGATGCTTTGAGAAGAGAACTCAAAGAAGAAATGGGTTTTGTGCCACCAATGGAAAAAATCAATCCACTTGATACATTTCAATCAAACGACAACGGTTTTAAATATTACACTTACGTTATTGTTACACCAAAAGAATTTATACCATCTCTTAATAATGAAAGCAACGGATATGCTTGGGTCAAAGTTGGTCAATATCCAAGACCTTTACACAACGGTGCTAAAACTACATTAAACAACGAAAAAAATATAAAAAAGATAAAAAAAATTCTTAACCAATAACTATTTGTAAATAGTAGTATGGGAAAAGTTTATAAAATAGAACAAATCAAATTGTTTGAATCTTTTAAAAAGTTTCAAAAAGATGGTACACTTGATAAACATATCATTCAGTATATGGATCAAAACAGTATTACCAAACAAAAATTTTATGAATATTTTTCAAATTTACCAAGAAACGAAGTTAAAAAATATTACAAGATAATAGTTTCTGCATTTGAACATTATATCAAAGATTCAAGTGAAATTGATTTGCAATTAAGATACGATCTTGAAGATGTATATTATACTATTACTAATAATTTAAAAACCAGTAATGAAAAATATAAAATAGAATCAATACTAAAAAAATATCATAAAAATATTAATCCTGTAAGATCAATTTATTTTGAAATACAGGAGATAGATATCAACTTCAATAAAGACAATGAAGATCATGTAACAATTATTAATTTGATAAAAGACAAAGAATTTATTGATAATCTAATACAAGACATAAAACAAGACACTAGATCATTACAACGTTTAGAAAGAAGATTTTATGAAATGAAAAAGTTGTATAAATTTTTCACATTTCCAATGACATTTTATCACACTCAAGAAATGATAAAAGACATAAAAAAATGGAGTGGTGTTTTTTTAAGATTTCACGCCAAATACAATGATAAAAATTACAAATATGATTAGATTACACAGTAAATTAATCTAGTTAAATTTTCTGTGTCGTCATTTTCAATACATTTACCAATCACATAAACACAGTTTGTAACACCGTCATGTGCTTCACCAACACCTGGTTCATTGCTAGATACAATTAGGTCACCTTTTTTAACAGGACCTTTAATCATTACTGGCACTTTACCTCTTAATGCTACAGCAACAGTTAATCCTTCTTCGCCTGAATTCATCAAGTATGCTGGTTCTTCAGAAACTACTCCAGCAATTTTATGATCCATTGCTTGAGTTGATTGTGTGACTTCTGCGTCACCTCCAAACACCATAACTGTACCACGTGGATATTCTGCATCACTGGTATATAACTCTGCCAAGTCAGCATATTGAGCCGACGTTGCTGTGACATGAGCTGTAGCGGCTTCTACATCTGCTAGTGTTATGTTTGTGACCACTGTTGTAGTACTTGTGACACTTGAAGATGTTAAAAATTTAAATCTGTCTGTTGACTCTTGCCATATCATACCAGCATGATCTTCTGTTGAACCTCTTTCAATTAAAAGACCAGAGTCTAATGCATTAGTTGAGCCTGTGTCAGCATTTCTATTCAAATAAATCATTGGATCATCAACTTCTAATTGTGTTACATCAATTGTAGTTGTTGAACCATTAACTGTTAAGTTTCCTTGTACTGTTAAATTTCCTGAAAATTCTGCATCACCTGTGGTATTGATATTACCTGTGCCTGTGATATTTTGTGAATTAAGATCTAAATCTCCACCTAATTGTGGTGAAGTGTCCTCTACAATACTTAAAATTCCTGTATCTGTGTCAACATCTACACCTGCTTCCCAACGAGATGTGCTTGTGTTGTATTTCAATACATCTCCGTTTGATGGAGTACCTATGCTTACATCTGTGAGTTCACTTAATTCATTTGCTGTGGCTACCTGTGAGTCAACGTATGCTTTGATTGATTCTGCTGTTGCCAATTTAGTAGCATTAGCAGTAGCAAAAGTATCGTCATCTATGACATCATTAATTGTGGTTGTTGGAAACTGAATATTTTGTGAATTAACATCTAGTGTTCCACCAAGAGATGGTGTTGTGTCTTCTACAATGTTCAGTGATGAAATTCTAACTTCTGTGGCTGTGATATAACCTTTTGATGCTGTTGTATCAGAGTGTTGTGGGTTAGGTGTCAAAGTACCATTGGCTGTGGAAGCATCATAATAAACTGAATATGTTGCTGACCCACCTGGTATGTCATAAACATTAAAATTACTTTGATAAATTGTTGGTGTGTTAGCAGATTCATAAACTGTGTCTTCTGCTAATAGTGTTTCTCCAACTAAACCTTTATTTCTATATAATCTAACATAAAAAGCAGTTGTACCTGTGCTTGACTGTACTTGATATTTTACATGTGCTGTGACTAAAATATTATTAGAGTTACTTGATGGATTTAGTGCAACTGATAATCCTGAAGCCGCTTCTGCCTCTAGTGTGGCTCCTGAAATTGCTGTTGTGCTGTTGTCATCATCAACACTGCTATTAACTACATTCTGTGCTTGAGCTTGATTGATCCATGCAGTACCGCTCCAAGTTAAAACTTCACCTGAGTTTGCACTGGCAATAGTTACATTGTTTAAATCAGTTAAGTTGGCCGCATTAATTCTTGCATCTGCTCTTGCGTTTGTATAGTAAAGATTTGACGCACCTTCTATCACATTGTCTGTTGTTTTAGTTGCTAATCTATTGTCCCATCTTGTGTCAGTGTAATATAAATTTGTTGTGCCTTCACCTAAATTATCTGTGTCATGATTTGCAATACTTGACACTTGTCCTGTTAACATAGCTGGACTTGAACCAACATTTAAAATTACATCTGTATTGGCCGCTAACACATTTCCAGTGTGTAAACCTGTTGTATCGCCTGTTAATGTACCCGAATGAGCACCAAGTGATACTGTGCCTGTTGCTGTTAAATCTGTAAATGAACCTGTTGATGGTGTAGTAGAACCAATTGCTGTTGAATCTATATAACCACCAGTTATGTTTGCACCTGGAGATGATAAATTAGAAGTTACATTAATACTTGCAACTGTTCCTATTGAAAAATTATTAAAAGTAGCATTTTGAAAGTCAACTGTCATTGATCCTTCACCTACAAATGCCCAATTACCGTTACCTGCAGAAGATGTATATAACAAACTTGCTACTGCAACGTTACCAGCTGAAACTTCTAAACCTGATCCTGCGCCTGGCACTGTTCCTGCTTGATCATTAACAGTAATAATTGGATCAGTGGTTGTTAAATCTGTTGTGCTAACAGTAAGTAAATCATTCACAAAATTCACGTTTGAATCAAACGAGATTGTTCCTGATGACCGTCTAACTACTTTTGCTGGCATTTCTATGCTCCTTTACTATATTTATTTATTGTCAATGATTTGATTAAAATGTGCTTAAAAGAAAAAGCCCCCCAGTTTCCTGGGAGGCTTCAATATGTTTAACTTGTTTGTGGATTACACAAATGACAAGTTTGATACACCGATTTTTGAGATGTAGTCTTGTGCATTACCAAGTGATGATGCAGTGTTGTTTAACTCTACATAACCGTATCTTGTCATGAACGATACTACTGGCTCAAATGTACCTGGATCAATTACAACGCCAGAAGACATTAGAGGAATGTATGGGCAATAGAAAGCCGCCGCATCCACTTCGCCTGGACCTTTGTAACCAACTAGTACGTTAGCACTATCAGAAGCATATGAATTAACGTATACTCTCATAGAACCGTTTAATGTACCAACAAATTTAGTGTTAGTTGGTGCATCAAAAGAACCTTCAGTTGTTCTTGCAAACGCTGAAGTTGTCGCTGATTGAAGAATTGTAAGTGCTGTTGGAGACATTACTGCCCAGTTACCTGCACCTCTTCTTGTTCTTTGTGCAATCAAGTTTGCTTCTCTGTTGATCAGGATGGCTAAAACTGCATGTTTGTCACCGATATATGTGTGTGTACCAGTTACACTGTTCATGTCAAAGTTTGTTGCCGCCGATGTTGCTAGAGAATTTAGTGAACCTAAAATTTCTTGATCGATTTCAGCTGTTATTTCTTGTGCTAGAGCCGCCATAATTTCAGCTTCTACATCAAGACCGTGCATTGCGTTAGCATCTTGAGCCGACTCAAAAGTCCATCTTGCTGATAGCTTTCTTGTCTTAGCTTCTACAGTTTGTTTTAACACTTGAATTGATAGTCTGTTACCAGCCGCACCTTCTAGTGTTGATGTTGAAGCCGCTTTGTCGTCAACGTCACCTGAATAACCTTCAGCAATTTTGAACGGAGAAAGTGCTTCTTCGCCTGCTGTAGTATCAGTACCTGATGTTGAATTGAATGAGTCAGCGTATCTAACTCTTAATGTGTGGATTTGTCCAACTGGACCTGTCATTGGTTGTACACCAACGATTTCGTTTGCGATCACAGTGGGCATAACCCTTCTGATTACTGGAAGGATAACCTTGTTTAAAGCCGCAACATTACCAGCGCCTGTGGCACCGGCTGTAGCCGCTTCAGCCAAATAAGTTTGAGTGTTCTCTAGGATTGCACCCATAGTCTCTTTTCTTTGACCTTCAAGTCCTTCTAGCAGAGCAGATTTTGTATTTTCCCAATTTTCAGTAATTGTTTTGTCTGTCATGTTTAACTCCTTAGACCTGCTAGTCGTTTAATATTAACGATATCATTATTTTCGTCGTTGTTAGTTGTTTCAGCTCTGTCTCCAGTGTGCTCTGTGATTACTACTTTGTTTGTTTCAACTTCAGTAGTTGTTTCATTTAACACTGCTGGTAGATATTTTTCAAACTGCTTCTTAAGATTAACAGTTTGAACTGATTCAAGTAACTCTGACATTACTTGACGCTTATCTTTTGATAGTGGTGAAACAAGTTCGTTAAGAGTTTTTTCTCTAACAATCTTGTCTTCAGCTATTTTTAGCTTTGTTTCCACTGTCTTAATTTCAGCGTCTTTTTCAGCGAGGCTACCTTCCAATGTCTTGGTCATTTCCTGCTGATCAGTAAGTTGATCATTCAACTTACGAATTTCTCCACCTTCATTTAGGTAAGAACTCATGTATTCACCTGCAAACGCTTCAAACACTTTTCTACCAAAATTGTTTTCTTTTGCAACTTTGATGTCTTCTTTAAGTGCTGTCATTTCGTTTTTCAGTGTTGAACTAACTGTGTCTTCAACAAGACCAGCCGCTCTTTTAACAAATGCCGCTTTAGTATCTTCGATAACTTTTTTACCTTCTGCTACTAATTTAACTTTTGTTTCAACAACGTCTTTTTTGTCTTGTGCGAACTCAGATAATTCATTGGAGAGTTGTCTGACTACAAACTCTTCTAAGTTTGTAAATTGACCTTTGAGTGACTCTCTGTCGCCATGTAATTCTTGTACTTCTTTTACAAGAGTTTCATTAACGAACTTAGTCAACAGTTCCGAATGTTCTCCCATTTTTTGTTTGTATGCTACAGTTTCAGCAACAAGTTTTTGCTTGTCTTCTGCTAGTTCACTCATCTCTTTTTTAAGAGAATCAGTAATCATATTGTCCATAGCTTCAACAATTTGAGATTTGTCGTTTTCGTAACGTTGTGCAAACTCCTCACGAAGTTCTGCAGAAAGTTCCTCACGAGCCTCAGACAGCTTTTTCTCCCACGCTTCCTGAACTTGAGTTTTTACCTCTTCAGAAAGGGTTTCGGATCCAAAAATTTCATCAGTTATATTTGCCATCTGAATCTCCTTATTTTAACCTTAGTTCTGTTATTATTTTCATAACTTCTTCTGCCAAATACTTTTCAGCTACTGCATCATATGTGGCATCACGACTCAAATTTAATATTTTTTGTCCGCCACGCATATTTAGTAGACCTTCGTAAATGGCTTTTGGATATGCATCAGGGGCCGAAGGCTGTGCAACAACGTCTACAGTAACGATTTCAAATTCTGACACTTTACCATCGTTACCAACATTGCCAGCGCCTCTGGAACTTACTCCCAATTTACATCCGCCTTTAAGCAAAGTTGATACTATTTTACCCATTGGGGTTTCTAGTATTTTTAGTTTTCCGTATCCATCTGGTCCATCCATCCACATATTTTCTATCATATGAGAAACTCTATCTAGGTTGATCTGTAAACCTTGTGGATGATCACATTCACCCATTACAGAATAACCACCATTGATTTTCTCTTTGATTGAATCTACTGCACCACGGATTTGTTCAACCGGATAAACACGTTTGTTTTCGTTAACTACTCCACCTTGAATAAAAACACCTTCCATATAGTAGTGTTTTTGATCCTCTTTGCCTTCTTGCACGACATTGATCTTTGCTTGATCAAATGTCAAACTTTCTGTTAGTGGACGCATAACTCTCATTTGCTACTCCTGTTGAGTAATTACTTACTCGCTACCGGTGATTTTGCAGATGAGTCTGAACCGTCATTATGATCTGCTTTTACTTCAGACATATTAGGTTCTGTTGTAGCACCCATTTCACTTGGTTTTGCTACTTGACCACCTTTTTCTTCACCACCTTTTCCAGTTGCAATTGGTGCCGCACCGTTGGCGTTTTCTTTTGGTGCACCTGCTACTGGTGATTTAGTAGAATCTGATCCATCAGCATGAGCTACATTAACTGCTGTTAAAGATGCTTCTTCTAACGGCTGTTCTGCAGATTCTTCTGCCGGCATTTCTTCTTCTGCTGGCATTTCTTCTTCTGCTGATTCTTCTTCGTCTTTGTTACCAATAAGCTCATTGAATTTTGCTTTTAGTTCTTCTAAAGCGTCTTCGATGTCATCAGCTTTGTCTTTTAAATCTTCAACTTCTTCTGCATCTACTTCAGCTTCACCTTCAGCTTCTTCATCATGATCTTCTTCGTTTGTTTGTTCATAGTCAATCTCTTCAGCATCTTCTTCGGCTTTTTGCTTTAGTTCTGCTTTAAGATCTTCTTCTGAATCTCCTGTACCACCTACTGTTTCTTCAACTTCTTCAGTTTCTTCAACTTTTTCAGCATCATCATCTGATTTTGCTTCAGTTGTTTCTTCTGATTTTGCTTCAGTTGTTTCTTCAGTTGATTCTTTGGTTTCTGCTTCTGTGTCAGTTGCTTCTTGAGTGTTAACGATTTCTTCGTGTATTTCTCTAGCTTTTTCTACGATTGTGTCGTGTAAAAGTTCTTGAGCTTTGTCGTTTTCACCGTTCACTAAGAATTCTAACACTTGTTCTAATTTTGAACTCATTTGTGACATGTTAAATCTCCTTTTACGATATTATTCGCGAATGTTCGTATATTATAAACTATATTTACACAAAAGGTTAAAAATACCGGTTAATTAGAGAGATTTTAGGTGTTTTTTTTTAGATTTTAGATAAAAGTAGTTTTTACTAGACAACTTCTGCTGGTTGTCCGTACATTATTGATACAAATTCTCTGTTTTGCTCTTGGTCTTGTTTTCTGATTTCTCTGACTTTTCTTAGTTCATTTAAATGTTTAAGTGTAAGTCTAGTTTTTCTTGATGTGCCTATGTCAGCACGATGATATGCATCTTTTTCAGGAAAGTAAGCCTCTTTAAGTTCATTGTATCTCATAACACTTTTATTTATGTGAGTTCTACTTATATTATATGTAATTGATTATTCTTGTTCAGGTGTTGGTGATGTTGGCGATTCTGCACCTGATATTGGCGATTCTGTGCCACCTGTGTCCACATCATCTGGGCCACCTTCTGATCCTGTGAATCCTGAGCCTGGCATTGGCGCCGCACCCACTGAGCCTAAACCTTCTGTGCCTTCATTGCCTGGCATAGAGTTTTTGTTTTCTTCTGCCCATAGTCTTTCATTGTCATGAATTTCATCTTCAGTCATTTTCAAGAAACGTTTCATTGCAAAACGTTTACTGATATGAGGTACCTGCTGTACTTGATTCCAAATCTGTACCAATTGTGTGTCAAGTTCAATCTGTCTGTACTTGCCAAAGTTTTGTGGTTCATTAAATTGTAATTCAAACATACCAGAATCAATTTCAATTCCTCTGTGTTTCAAAAACATTTTAAATTCATGATCAATTGCTGGCTGTAAAAATGTTTGAAGTCTTTTACAGAATTTTGTAAATCTATATTCTTGAATGTATGCTGTACCAACTCTGCCATCTGTGAATGCAGTTTGTGGATCATTTGGTGAGCTTGGCATGTATGCACTTGGTATTCTCAAACCTTTCATTAGTTTATCATTGAAATATCTTAAGTCATCAATTTCACCCAAGTTAGTACCGCCCGGTAATGTTTCAACTTTAGAACCTCTACCTTCAGCCGTTTGTGCAAAGAAATAATCTTCAATCATTGACAGCGGATTGTAAGTGGCATCCATAATGTTTGTGCCGCCACCTGTCTGTGATGGAATACGTCTTTGATGAATTTCATTTTTGATTCTTTCAATGAATCCCATTGCTTTTGAAGTTGGCATATTACCTACATCAATATAAAACACTCTACGTTCAGGTGCTCTTTGCACTCTGTAAATTATAATTGAATCTTCTAACAATTCTTTTTGTTTGAATGTTTTAAAGATTGGTTCTAAAATTGACAACCCAAAAGGCCAAAATCTATCCATACCTTCTGTCATACTTAAATGAATTACATGTGTGGCATCAATTGGGTAAACTGTGGCGTCTCTCTGAAATCTTGATCCGTAGCCGCCTGGTAAATTTGCTGTTGTGGCACCTCTTGGTTGATATGCTTTGTTTGATCCCATACCACCTACAGGGAATGGAGTTGCATTTGCATAACCCATTTGTGTGTTGAATTTTGAATAAGAGTCAGAAGTTAAATTTAAATTTTTAATATTTAAATCTAAGTTTCTAATAAAGTATGCTTCTGGCTTTTTGCCTTTGCCTTCGTTGACAACAATCTTGTCTACAAATCCTGGATCAACCCAAAACCATTTGTAAGTTTTAGGATCACGCACAAACATTTGATCACCATACTTGATAGTGTTTCTAAACATTTTAAAAGCACGTTTGTTCCACTCATTAATTTTGTTCCATTGCTGTAATGCATTTTGCAATAATGCTGTTTCAGTTGTGGTTGGTTCTTGTTTGTAAAATACTGTGAAAGGTGATTGTGTTTTTTCGTCAACTTGAGTACAAAATTCTGCAATAGTGTCTAATGCAGAATTAATCTCTGTGTCAAGATCCATCATGTCATACTGATAGTATCTTTCAATTCTGTTTGGTTGTCCTGCATAAACCTCAGGTAACCATGTGTTGTATCTTGCGTGACCTGTGTTTGATGTTGCACTGGCTGGCACTGACCCCATTGGGCTTTTAGAACCTTCGGCTGTGTCGTATTCTCTAAAGTACTTTTTCCAACTCATAACGTTATTTATTTAAATTCCTTTTTAATATACTAACAAAATGAATACTATATGTCAACCTTGTTTTGTTGGTAAAATTGCATATGGATTAAGATGTTGTACTTTGCAACGTATTTGTCTGTTTATCAATAGAAGTCACTTGATTTTTTGAATTAGTGTTGATTTTGTTTAGTATGTTAATCTGTTCTTGGAGTATTTCAATTTGTTTTCTTCTATACTCTCCTTCAGTCATTTCACCTTGTTCAAGATATTTCGTTGGATCACCAAACATTGGTAAAATTTTAATTTTTTGCCTGCTAGTGCCACTTATACCGTCTGACTGTTGTGTTCCACCTTGTGTTCCACCTTGCTGATTAGGATTTACAATGCCAGTTGGCGAACCCATTTCACCTGGTTGTGGAAACAGCGGCTTGGTATAATACTGACCTATTTCTTTCTGGATGTATTGTTGTAGAGATTCTGCTCCTCTATTTTCGTAAGCATATTCGGCCCACGGATCAGTTGATTTTGCTTCTAAATTGCCTCTACGTAATATTGCGTATGCTTTTTTAAGTGTGTCAGGATCATTAGGATTGTTTTCAAGCATCTTTTGTACTTCATCATACATCGCTAATTTTTTTGCATTGTCACCACCTGGTAATGCCAGTGCAACACCTCTGGCAATACCTGCTGATATTCCGTTAGTTAATGCACTTGAAATAAAACTTGTGAATCCTTCAACAGTGTTTGTAAAAAAGTCTTTGACTTTTTTTATAAAGTTTTCTGAATTCTGTAATGCTTGAGTTATCTTGTTACCAATTGTGTCAATGAAGCCACCTTGCTCGCCAAGTTTTTGCACTAACTTTATAACCCCATCCATAATATTGCCAAACATATCAACCACACCTGATGTCAAAAATGACGCCGCTAGTTTTTGAAATCTAGTACTCAACTCTGCCATAGCCGCTTGTAATCTTGCTTGTATATTTGCTAACTCACCTGGTTGTAAATTTGCCGCTTGTCTTCTCAGCCTCACAAAGTTATTGGTTTCATCTGTTAATAATTTTTGTTGATTGATCAATGCCAACACCGTTGATGCTGTCTGATCTCCCATAATAGACAATGCTTGTAATCTTTGTCTTTCACCATCACTAACGTCTAACACAGTTTGCCTAAATGTTTCTAGCCCGTCAATAACACTGCCACCACCTGTTATTGTGTTTTGTAAATTATACAATGAGTCTGCCAACTGCGGTGATGTCACAACCAAATCTCTAAATGATTGCGAGAATGCCAAATTACCAAAACCTATACCTTCACTTAAAATTCTTGTGAGCTCGCCACCTGCTTGTTCTCCAAATGCGGCCAATCCTGCAAAGGCTTCTTGAGCCGATGACAGTGTTGACTGTCGAATTGATTCTGGTAACATTTGTAATCTGTTTAAGAACACTTGATTTGTTGATGCCTGTACCACTAGCGTTCTAATCAAATCTGCAGATGTGTTTGTCAAATCAGAAAATGCCACTGTGCTTCTTAATAATTCTGCTGAATGATTTGCTAGTGCTACACCATTTGCTCCCACTGACAATCCTGCTTTTGCAAAAATGTCTGATTGTTCAGCAACTGCATTAGCAATCTCTTGATAACTCTGTGCCAAGAAGCCCTGTGATTCTAAAAGATTCTGTGTGTTTGTGATTGCTGACAAAATTGTTTCACTTCCATAAGCATCCATGGCTTTTGAATATTGTGTCAAAATTTCAGTTGCTTGTTCTAAACTCAATCTTGCATTTGCGGCTGACACTGTCAACGAAGTAATACCTTGAGCCAATCCTTCTTGAGAATCAAAACTAAAAAATCCAGTTCTAAATAGTGTGCCTTCAAGTTGTCCTAATCTCATTAAGAATTTGAAAGCAGTGGTTATGGCTGTGGCAAAACCGGCAAGTGCCGCGGCACCTACTGATAAGAATTTACTAAAGATTCCAAGTTTACCAACAACACCTCCTAACAACCCACCTGCATTTTTGTCGCCAATTTTTTCAGCCAACTGTTCAAGTTTTGCTGAATTTGATTTTGTTGCGTTATTAATGGCTTCACGAACTTTTGCAGTTTCGCTAGATTCTTTTTTTTGTGCTTGGATTCCTTTTTGACCTTCTTTGGTTTGTTTTGCTAACTGTTCTTTTTGTCCAGTTAAGATTTTTTCCATTCTGGAAAGCACTGTGGCTGTACGCTTGTCAGACTTTTCAATAGAAGTTAAGTCTAGTCCTTGCTTCTTGGCCAACTGAATAAGAATCTGAATGGATTTGTCCATTGCAAATTCTGGTATTCTTATCGTCTGTCCCTCTAATTCAAGATCTATCATGATAAATAATTAAGTATAGTTTTAATTTCTCCAATAAGTATTCTACATGAATATTTATAAACTAAATAAAGTACGTAGTTAATAAGGAACAAAAATGTCAGAACAACAAAACGAAAATATCAATCCGTTAAAACAGTTTTATAGAGCTCCAAAACTTTATATAAAATTGCCATCTGGAGCCAAGTTTAACACAGTTGATGACCAAGCACCAACTGATGAAATTGCGGTTTTTCCAATGACAACCAAAGATGAGTTGTACATGAGAAATCCAGATGCACTACTCAATGGTGATTCTGTTATAAAAATTGTACAGAGTTGTGCACCAAGCATCAAGGAGACTAGAAAACTGCCAGTGTGTGATGTGGACATTTTGTTAATTGCTATTCGAATGGCCACGTATGGTGAAATTATGGAAACTAGATTGACTTCTCCACACAGCGGTCAAGAAGAAACATATGAAATTAACTTAAACAGTATTTTAGAAAATGTTGAAGTTATGGAATCTGAAAATTATGTTGTGTTAAAAAATGGTATAACTGTGTATGTTAGACCATTGTCATATGAATTACAAACCAAATTAAATTTGGTTGCATATGATCAAGCCAAAGCACTACAAACATTAAATCAAGTGCAAAACAATCCTGAAGTTAATCAATTTAAAAATATGTTTGTAAAACTAGCAGAAACAAACATGAACTTGTTAACTGAAAGTGTTGTAAAAATTGTAACACCAAATGGTGACATTGTTGAAAACAGAGCTCACATCAAAGAGTTTATTGATAATCTTGATGCACAAAACAGCAAATTAATTGACAAAGAAATTGACAGACTTAATAAATTTTCAACTGTGACCAAACAAACATTGATTTGCAAACAAACTGAAAAAGAATTCACTGCTGACGTGAAATTGGATCCAGCGGATTTTTTCGTAATTACTTAATAACACACTCGCCTTCTGACGTTGGAGAATACTTTAGAAGATTAGCAGAAGAAAGTCACGACATAAGAAAACAGATTGCTGAAATTTGTTGGTACATGAGAGGTTCTGTGTCTTGGAATCAAGCCTGGGCATTAAGTTACGAAGATAAAAAAATCATTCAAGAATTTTTAAAAGACAACATGGAAAGATACAAAGGATCAATGAGCCCTGTGGTTTAAATCAATTCTTTGCTGTAAACTTTTTCAATATTTTTAGTAAAAATAACTTCAACTTTGATATTTTGTATATCTGGTTTGAATTTGTTTTTTATTGCTTTCCAAATTTTTGTGGTCGTAATTCCAGAATTGTGTTTTTCCCAACCTAACAATTGTACAATGGCTTTTCTTGTTTTTTCAGCACCTCCATGTTTTTTACAGGTGTCAGATCTACCAACATGTACTACTTGGTCTCCAATTAATATCTTGTAAACACAACTGCCACCAATCCAATCCACAGCATGATCTTTTTTTGCTATGTTTTTAATTTTTTTATTTTCTACAATGTATAAATCTTCTACACTAAACATTTTATCTTATTGACAGGTTAAACAAAAATGCTTCTTTTTTGGAATTGAAAGATATAAAAGCATGATCGTCATCAAAATGCCAACCCCAGTTGCTTCTGCATTTTTCCATGCACCAATCAATGTAGTCATCTTTCATTTGCTGTACATTGATCACATATTTGAAGGTTTTGTTATATCCGCAAGATTTGGGTATCAAACCGTTGTTTTCTAGTCTGCAATCTCTGTAATCCCAATGACTTGTAAAATCCCATTCTACCATATATTTGCCTTTTTGTGTATTTAATCAAAAAAGAGGTTGACTTTTGTTGCTACTTGTTACATTATACAAATTATATAGGCAAATATCAAGGCAAATTTTCAGGCATAACATAGCAACTCAATTGATCAATAAGATCCTAGAAATGCGTCATAAAGATGGTGAATCTAGTGTTGCAAGGCAAGTGTTAACTAAGGCACAAATGATAATGGCTCTGCTAGAGAAAGAAATGCAACCATTGTCTTGTACATAAACTGCTAACTCTGGGTATGTACAAGTCCCGTTGGATGAAGTAGGAATGATAGGGGTACCGGCCAACCGCCTCTTTAGGTTCCGTGAGTTAGATGACTGATCTCTGGTAATGAGTAACAAAACAACTTATTAACAAAGAAAAGTACTTCGCCCGGCAACGGGTGAAGTATGGCCAAATCTTGGTAATAAGTGCATACTCATATAGAATCTAATACAAATCAAAATTAGCAGTATCGCAAAGATGATCACAGTTCCGCAAAGGACATGATAACACCATCGCGGAGGTGATTTAATTTAATTAAGCCGAGTTGTCTCTATAAGATCTAAATAAATTATTATTATTGTTTTCAGGATTTCTTTTCACAAAGATATAGAAACTTTTATCTTTATTATTTTTTATCACATGTGAATGTATACATCTATAGGTTGTGTTTTCACGTGACAGTATCAATTTCAAAAACTTTGATGTTGCAGATTTGGTATTGGTTTCAATCATTAAGACTTTAAAATCCAATTGATCCAAATCCAAGTCAATACAGGCACCTTCAATGTCTATTAGATATATGTCAGCACTGGGCAGTTGACTAAAGTGTGTGTTTGGTACTGGACAATTGCCAGGTTGGAATATGTCCATACCTAATGGATAACTGTCTTCGACATATAAAATGTCATTATTGGTGTTTGTAGTTGCACTGTGAATAAACTGACAATTGTCAAAACCCAGACTGTCTTTTATTTTGTTTGCAACTGTTATACCTTTTTGGTCAATGTCATAGCCAATCCAACTTTTAAATTTAAAATCACTAAACAACTGTTCTGCAAAGAACAAAAACCCAAAACTACAACCCAATTCAACCACAGACAACGGTTGTGAAAGATCATGATTTGTGCTAATTTTTTGATAATACTGTTTTAAGTATGATGTGAGTTCTAGTTCGTGACATCTTTTGTAAATCATATCATTGTGATATTGTTGTTTGATATCATAGTCTGATTCATCATCGATCATGCCCATTATTAATTGATACAACAGATCTGGCCACATATCTTCCATGCAAATATTTATAGTTGCTTTTAACAATTAAATAATGTATAATAGTCATTATGAGTGGTAGAAAAAGCAAAAACAAAGGCAAATCGTACGAACGAGATATAGCCAATTTTCTCTCAGATTTGTACAACGAATCATTTACTCGAGTACCATACTCGGGTGCTTTTGTGGGTGGTCAAAACATTGTGCGAACACAAACATTAAGCGAAAACCAAACCAGAGGATTTAAAGGTGACATAATTCCACCTGACTCATTTCCACTGCTGGTAATTGAAGCAAAAAACTACGGTGAATTTAAATGGAATCAATTGGCACTAGGTGAAGAAGTCAAACAGCTCGATGAATGGATTCGTCAATCACAAGAAAGTTGCGAATCACAAGACAAATGGTTATTGTGTGTAAAAATTTCTAGGCAAGGTGAATTTGTTTTATGGGATCCAACTCAATGGCAAGATTTAACATTTTCTAAAACTTACAAGACCTATAAATACATCACAGCAAAAGAATTTTGGACAAACAACAAAGATGCAATTAGAAATCAAAGTCAGTGATATTGAAGAAAATTTCAGTTTAATCATTATTAAAAATCACAGTTTATTAAAAAGTATCAAAGACTATTTTTATGAAATGCTTTTACATGATTTAATCAAAGAATCTTTTTGCATTGAAAAGCAAGAGCTTACTAAATGTTTAGAAACACAAGTCACAAACAAATTTGCTATAGTGATTGAAGAAGGTGTGTTTTTTACTAATCATATAGACAATGATTTTTTAAGAAAAACAGTTAAAGATTTTAACCAATATTCATTAATAGGAAATTTATTAAATAATGATTCCAAATTAGAGTCAAACACTTTTATTTTAAACTTGCATGATTGGAAACAAGTAGGTGCACCAGACTTTTTATTAGACGAGCGTGAATTTGGCAATAAAGTTATAGATGTATTACTAAAAAATAATTTTAAAATTAGACCATTTAACAATTATGAAAATCAATCTAAAAAATTTTTATATTACAGTAAAAAAGATCAAGTAACAAATCTGCTGTCATGGGAAAGTATTCCACCTAAATCTTACTACTATCCAGTAGCAACAACTGTGAGAAAAAATGAATTTTCTGAATTTTATCCTAATTATATTTCAGTAGCAAACGGTGTTGAGAGTCTACGTAAAATAAAAAATGTTTATCAATCAATAAAACATATCACATATTATGATATATCAATGCCTGCTTTGATATTTACAGAATTGCTGTTGTCTGATTTTGAAGCAGATTATAAAAAATTTGTTGAACATTTTGAAAATACTTTTGGAGGAAGACCATGGACCACTTTGCATGTTGATGCTTATGGATACAATCAAATTGATCAGTATATCAAAGATGTTGACGAAGTGATGCCTGTGATAGAACATATTCGAAACAATGATATAACAGTAGACTATTGTTATGGAGATATTACAAGATTATTTGTTTTTAAAAATGTAAATACCAACACACTGCTTCACTTGTCAAATGTGTTTGAATACAGTCATAATCACATCAGAAAAGGTGAAAAAAATTACTGGTACAATATGGCCATGCAACACCAAAATAAATTTGAAATTTTATTTTAATTTTAATAGATATATTGTGTGATTAATTAATTCAACAACTTCGTCAATTTGATTTTGAATATCACCGTGACTGATTTTTTCTTTAAATTGTTCGTAAGCATCTCTTAAATTTTCAGCACTTTCAATCACAGCATCAACATCTGAATAATCAACTAGTTCAACACTGCCTTGGTCGACTTTGATGTTTCCATTACGACCTTGCCATGATTCAACTAATCCATCTATCTTTGTTGATAGTCCGTTATAAAATTCACCTAGTGCTTCGTGTTGTGCATAACTAGATGTTTGCCAATGGTAATATCGTAATTGATTACCATATTCTAATGTGTATCTTACCAATTGTTCAAAATTCATTGTTTTTGCTCCTTTTATTCTAATGGTATTTATACTAAAATAAAACTTCCTTAATATTAGGTTGATTGTTTAATTCTTGTATATAAGATTCTCTTTCTTCTTTTCTAATTAGATTTTTTTGATATGTAAACACATTTGTTAGGCTAATTAGTGTAGGTTTATTAATATTTTTAATTATATTATTTCTTGTGATATCTCCTACAAGATACTCTACTGTTATGTTGTTATTCCTGATATGCTCTAATACAGGTTTGATTTTGTTTAATGTAATGTTATGATCAGTTGGTTTAATTTTATGATGTTTGCTTGGTAATAAAGTTTGAAAATCATCAACAAATTGAACATAATGGTCATAAAATTTGTTAATAAAAATTTCAGTGAATATTAATGCAGTTATTGAAATATCATAAAATGTAATTTTTTTTATACCTTTATATACTTTATTAATTCTAAATAAACTTTCCAATCCATTTGCAACTGAAATATAGTGTTCACCATTATTTGTGAATTCAATACTTTGTGGTTTTGTTGTATAAGGAAAATAATGTTTATGATTTGCGTTTAACTTATCCCATGCTAGTAAATTTTCTATCTGTTCTTGCTGTTCGTAATATATAAACTTTTTTGAATTTCTTTCATGTTCAGCAAAAGGACGTATTTTAAAATTATGTTTTAACATTTCACTGATAACTTTGCCACCAAATTTAAGTTTGATAACTTTTTCTGTGTGTTCTGTGTTTTCAGTATCTTTGCTAATCCACTTAGGAGTATAATCATCGTGGAAATTATCATCTGACCTTTTAACACTAATTAAATTATCAACAGAATTGTCATAAAATTTAGGCATTCCTGCTTGACGCCAGTGATTTATATTAAGAATAAAACATTGTTCGTGTATATTATAGTAAGAACCTTTACGGTTAAGTATGTGTCCTATTAAAGAATACTCTTCTAAACTGCTGTCAATATCTTTAAGAAAGTTTACTGTGAGATGATCGTAAAAAAAACAACCTTCTTGAATTACAATAATATGACTAGTATTGACTTTATCTAATACACGGTCAAACTCTTTCATACTAGTATAAACAACATTTTCAATCTCATGAAACAAGTCTTGATAAAAGAAATCTTTAATACTATCTAAAATAGTATTATTTTTTAAGATAACCAATGTATATTGTTTATTAAGAATATTAGTAGGTTTAGTCATTTTTATTTGTATTTTTTCCAACTTCTTTCTAGCATTGGTATAAAACGATCCCAGTCTTTTGATCCATGTGCAATCATGTGCAATCTTGGTTCACTGCTTCTGTTCCATACACAGTGAGCTTGGCCAACATCAACTAAAAAAGCACTACCATGTGTAAAAGGTACAGTACCCCAGTTTTTAAATCTAAATTCACAACCTTTAGGATTATATATTGACACATTTACGGGTGCAAAGTGTCTTTCAGATAAGTCTTGATGTGGTAATATATATCCTCCTGGCTCGATCCACATAAACCTTAGTCTGTCGTATCTACTATATGGAAAAGTATTTTTAAAAAAATCTGTAGTTACAGGACATTGATCTGCAAGACTGGTCCATTTATATTCTGGAGGTTCAGTCCAGCCTTTGTCTTTGTATTCATGTGCTTTCCAATCGTTGGTTACATGCACATCAACTCCATGCAAACAAGCACTTTTCCAAGTTTCATCACCTTCGTGTTTTCTGTGTACCACAAACTGATCTTGTACTGCAAGTGCTTCTTTATAAATTTCTGGATATGGAATATCTATATCAAGTTGCAAATAAGGAATATTAGTGTGTTTACGCAACCAATCATAAATGTGTTTTTCACCTTGCCAGTCATCTTTAAAATGTTGTTCTAATTTTTGTTGTGATTCCATTAAATTGTGTTCCTGTTTAATAAACTTTTTAATATTTATTAATGGTTTGAAACAATCTCAAGATCGTTTGAAATAGACGTGAAGCCGTTTTCTTTTACAACATGCATGATTGAATTAACTCTACCAGTTAACTCATCTTTGTGTGAAATTAAAAACACATTCTTGCCACGTTCTCTGGTCATTTTTTTCAATATTGACATGCTTGATTCAACACCTTGTGTGTCCATACCACTGTCAATTAATTCATCAATGAACAATAGATTGATTGGTTTGCTTGTGGATTCATATATGTCTCTAAATGCCCAACTCAAACCAAGTATCAGTCTGTTTCTTTCACCTCTGCTTAAATTATCAAAGTCTAGTTCTCTACCTAATTCTGTGATTTCCACAGATAAATCTGATTTGAAAATAACTTCGTGTGGTAGATATAACAGTTCTAAATAATGATTTAATCTTGCATTTAAGTATGCTAGGTTTTGATCAATAATTTTTTTACGTATAAATGAATCTTTTGATGTTAACAGTCTATACAAAAACTCTTGGTGTTCTTTTAGTTTAGTAAGATTGTTTAACAAGTTGTAATCTATAAGTTCAATATTTTGATTTTGCAAAGTATCAATCTGTTCAATATGTGGATTTTCTTGACTGCTGACAAAATCAAGTTCGTTACGCAATTTTTCTAAATTTTGTTTGTGATGATAGGCTTGATCTACATCTGAATAAAAACAAGTAGGTGCTTCTCCAATATCTCCAATTTGTTCAATAACATTTTTTTGTTCAACTATTTGATTTTCATTTAATTGAATTTGCACATTAGCTTCTTCAAGTGATGCTTTTTTACTTGTTAAGATTTCATCTTGTTTGTTATCATGTAACTCTTGTCCACAAGCATAGCATTTATGTTCTTCTAATGACACAATTTCATTTTGTAACTTAGACACAGTCTTTTGCTGTTTGGCTGTGTCGTTGCTAACACTTTGAATCCATTTGTTAGCTTCATTAATCTTGTAGTTGCCTTCTTGCCACAAATCACGTTTTTTGTGTTTTTCAATTTCTAAATTAATATCAATATTTTCAAGTTCTTTGATTGCAGTTTTAACATTATTAATTTTTTTAGAATGTTCATCCTGCCATGCTGAACTTTTGATTTTAAAACGTCTAATAGTTTCTTCAATTTTTTCATTACTTGATTTAACTGCTTGTATACGTAATTCTTCTTCTTTGATATCATTTTTTGATTTTGTAATTTGATCTTTAAGCAACTGTGCTTTGGTTGATAACCTAGTTATACCTAGCAATTCTTCAATAACATCACGTTGCTCTGTTGCTTTCATACTTAAGAAGGGTTGATTGTAAGTGTTTAATGCAACTATTTGCTTGAACAATGCCAGCGACATACCAAACACTTTGTGAATTTCTTCTTGTGTTAATCTGTTTTCACCTTGTGCTTCGTCTGTGTCTTTTTCATTAACAATTTCATCATTGCAAAAAAATCTAAAGTAAGTTGGTTTTCTGCCACGTTCAATTTTATAACTTTTACCATCAACTTCAAATTCACAAGAAACACTCATGTTTTTTTGATTGGTTTTGTTAATTAAATTGTCTCGTTTGATATTTGTTAATGCATCTCCAAACAAACAAAAACTCAAAGCATTTAGTAATGTGGTTTTACCTGTACCATTTCTTGATCCTTCTCCGCCAAGATCCAAGTTGTTACCAAGTATCAGTGTTAAGCCTGTGTGATTTAAGTTAATTGCCTGTGTGGCATTACCAATACTTTGGAAGTTTTTGATTGTAAGGTTCTTTAAAACTATCATAGTCTATTGTAGATTTCCATTAATATGTGATTGTCAAAACTGTCAGATTCAATTTTGCTCAATTGATCTAACACAATTTCATCAACACTTTGAAATTTAATTTCTCCTTGAAATTCTATTTCTTCTTCTGCTTGTTTGTGTGGTAACAAACTGATTTCTCGTAAACTGTACTGTTGTTGAAAACTTTCTTTGATAAAATTGGCTTCTTCATATGTTACGTCAACATCAATTTTAACTCGTACATGACATTCAGTATCTAAATATGTTTCTGGATCTTTGAGCAAATCACTCAAATTCATAACTCTGTATTTTGGACCATCTGCCCATATTTTGTACTGTGGTTCTTTGTCCCATTCCAAAAACATACAACCTCTGTCATTGTCCCATGCATCTGCATAGTTGTGAGCAAACGGATTTCCTATATAACTGATATTGCCTTTGTGTTGTCTTTTGTGAAAGTGTCCTGAAAACACTCTTTCAATATGACTGAAATGATCTGCTTGTATTTCTCCATGGTCTGGCATTTCAACCATGGCATTCATTTTGAAGTTTGGCAATTCAAAATGACCAAACATATATTTGCATTTGATATTTTTAATCTGTTTCCATTCGTTTCCAACTAACCATGGAATAATAGCAACATCATCTTTGACTAGTATTTCGTTAACTATTTCAATGTTTGGGATTTCATTAGCAAATATCACAGAAGAAATTTCTCTTTTATCTCTGTAAAACAAATCATGATTTCCAGTGATAAAATAAGTTTTTTCAAATGCTTTGCTTAATTTTTTTAAATTAGAAATAGAATAATTCAGTGTACTGATATTAATTGAACTTCTGTGATGATGCCAGTCTCCTAAAAATATGCAAGTTTCTGCACCAAATTCTTTGGCTTCTTTGATAAACCATTCAACAAAATTTTCACAATCGTTGTTGTGTTGTCTTGAATTATTTTTTAAACCAAAGTGTATATCAGTAAAGCAGGCCGCTTTTTTAAACATAATTTTTTTCCAGTCAATTAACTAGTAAAAATATACATTAAAAGTTGTAAAAAGTCAACTTTATTTCTTGCCCTCTTTAGTGGACATTTCATTTTCCATTTGTCTTGTGTAAGAAGGACTCATTCCGTGACTTTCTAGTATATCATCTCTTAAACTTTGATGTTTTTTCTCTACATTTAAAATTCTAGTAAAACTGTTGGTAATTGCCGCAGTATAATAAGCAAATGGATTTTGTGATTTGCTTTCGTCAAACTGTAAACCAATCTGTGACAGTTGAACCAACGCTTGTGCCCTCATTTCGTCATTGTAGGTATAGCCTCTCCAATTGGATCGAGAACCATATCTATCACACAGTTTAAGAAACATCAACCCAAGTTTATTGGTCATTCTACCATGATCTTTACTAAATTGATTGTGTCCAATGTGATGACTTTTACCAACTTCTTCCCAATCATTATTATCATTTAACTTATAATGTTTAAAAGGAATAAAATTTAGTTTGACTTTTGTATCTGCTATAGTTTTTGGATTGTTTTTTCTATCCGGATCATCTGGAATGTGATCCCATGTAACAACTCTAATAATCACATCAGTATCATCCACGTGCCTTAATTTAATTTCATGCTCAGCAATTTCTTTTTTCTTTAATCCAAGTTCTTCAGCCTTCAATTGTGTGAGTCTAGCGGCACGATTTCTACGTGCTTCAAGCACTTTTGTTTTGGTAATTTTTTCAATAGGCGTGGTAATTATCAGATCATAATCTGCATACTCTGGCTTTGTGTAGCAACAGAAACTGTTCTTGCTTTTGTGTATTTCTTTTAAGATGTCTTTGTTGTTTAAATAATTTATTCTTTTTGCCATAATACAAATATACTCTCTAGATGTTAAAATGTCAACCATTTAAGACAAATAAATGATTAAATACTGCTTTTATTTTATTACTAAATATTTATATGACTATCAATCACGACTTTAGAGCAAAATTACAAGCAAAGCCATTAGCAAAGCAAGAAGTGTATGGCGGCGGAAGTAAAGATTATAGAAAAAATCTGTTGGCACCTATTGCATATACAAACGGTCTGGTGTTTCCCTACACACCAGCAATACAAGTATCTCATGCACAGGTAGACTATTCTCAATATAATCTATTGCAAACAAATTTTGATTATTATGCATTTGTTAGAAGAGCATCTCCTACATTTTCTGTAACAGCACCGTTTACAGCAAATAACCTAGAAGAAGCAAGGTATTTACTAGCTGTTTTTCATTTTTTGAGATCTGTAACAATGACATATTTTGGTAGTAAAAACTTGGCCAGAAGAGGAACTCCTCCCCCGGTGCTGTTGTTTAGTGCATATGGTCCGTATATGTTTGAGAGAGTTCCTGTTCTGATTAGAACAGTGTCATTTGGTTTAGAACAAGATGTAGATTATATACCGTGCGGATATGGCCCAGAAAATTTACCAATGAACAACGATGAAAAAAGATTACAAGAATTAGCAGTTATTGATACCAGTATTGATAACGATTATGGTGTAGCAGAACTTGAAGAAAGAAAAAAATTAAAAGAAAAAGTAAAAGGCAATATTAAAAGTGTTGAACAAGGTGTTTCAAAAAGTTTTGTGCCTTCACTGTTAAACGTGTTTATAGAACTTGTTTATGCACCAACACCGTCAACTGTCAGAGATGGTTTCAACTTAGACACTTTCAGAGATGGTACTTGGTTAAAAGGTGGTAACAAAGATGGCAGTAAAGGATTTATTTAATGGCTAGAGCAAGTAACGAAAACTCACAATATTCATCAACTAAAATTATCAATGACTATTTAGATATTTTATCTTTACCAAATATACCTCAAAGATCTGACGATGAATATTACACTATAGAAAGTAAATTTGATAAAAGACCAGATTTACTTGCACACTCATTGTATGGATCAACTAGATTGTGGTGGGTGTTTATTGCAAGAAACATGGATCTGTTTGAAGATCCAATCAACGATTTTACTACAGGAACTGTGATACGTTTACCAAACCCAAGTGCTATTGCTGGATCGAGGTAATCAGCATGTCATCACACGAATCCAAATTTAAAAAATTTAATCCTAGAGCTGTAAAAGATAACACCAGTATCACAGTTGACCCAAGTAAAAACGTTCATGTTCAAATGACACCATGGCAAAAATCAAAATTAGCCAACGAACGAGCCGAATTAATAAAAGACCTAGATGCAGGAATTACTACTAACAATAAAACTGTTAGCACCACTAGTTCTAGTTCAACAGTGCCAATTGGTACTGTTAACAGTGCAAGATTAAGTTTTGCTGATGACAGACTCAACTCACCAAACATTAATCCTGCTGATTCATTGAATGCGTTAGATGTGATATCAGAAGAAAACTATTTTTATAATAGAAATCAAACTCAAGAAAGACTTGAATTAGCAGAACAGGTACAGAATAATAAATTTAAAAACCTTGATGCTAGTGCTACATCATCATATGATTTTGACACATTTAAAACTGAAAATAAATTAAAAGAATCAAAAGTTGAAAAAAACAATGTGCAAGACAATCAACAACTAATTGATGAACTCAATGAAGGTATTGAAGCAGGTAGTACCAAAACTAATTCAAACTCAACTATTAAAAAATCCAGTAAACCAGCAGAAACAGGTGAAAAAAGATTACAGGCCAGTTTAGACATTTTCAATGACACTAATTTCATGCAAAATGTGTTGCACAATTATGAATCAGTAACTTACGATATAACATGGGCAATGGCTGGTAAAAAATTTATGACTGAATTTTTTGAAAGAGAAAATGCATTAACATCTGGCTACTCAACCAGCAATGAATTTTTTGATTATTCAACTGACAAAGATCCAAACATGTTACTCAAAGAATCTCAACAAATGATATCAATACTGTCACGTACTGGAGAAACTATTACTACCATCACAAATTTGGAAATGGAAAACACATTTGGGTTAACAAGAGCAGACAGAGTCAACACCGCGGCTGTTATAAGATTTAGCGTGACACAACCACAGTCAGCCAACTTGATTAAACAGATATGGTTAGCATCACAAGAACTAGGTATTGAGCGTTATCAACAACACCCTTTTTTAATCCAAGTTTATTTAAAAGGTAGAAAAAAAGACAGCACATTAGTTGGCGATTACAAACCAGTGAAAACTGAAGATGAAAGAAACTTAGGTATACACAATGCCTCCGGCATTGAAATACCAGGCACAAGAAGATTGTATGCTATTATGATAAGAAACATAACATACAGAGTCGAAGCCGGCGGTGCAGTGTATCAAATTGAAGCCATAAGATATGGTGATATTGGCAAAGCAGATGATCATCAATTGATTGCAGATATGAAAATATCTAACATTAAAAAATTCAAAGATTTCACAGATGGGTTTGCATCTGAATTAGCACAACAAGAACAGCACAATTTAGGAGTTACAAAGTATCTGTTAGACAAATATAGTTTTTCTATAAAAGGCTCAGATGAAGATATTACTGGAATAACAGAATCTCGTATAGTAACAGATGCTGAAAAAAACAAACATATTATATTTGGTAAAGATTTAGATAACCCAGTTGTAACAACAGAAATTGATTATGATTCAAGTATTACTGAAGTACTTGAAAGACATTTGGCCAGAACAACTTTTATGGTAGACAAAATCAAAGGCATTCAAGAACAGTTGGCTGACATTGACAAAGATGCTGTGGAAAAATGGGACGAAATTGCTATAACCAAAAAAGCATTTACAATCACAGCACATGCAATACCAATGGGTTTTGACAGTTTACGGCAAGACTATCAAAGACATTTTCATTATGTTATTACAGTCAGTGATTGGGCCACAGTGCAGTCAGGAATCATACAAGAATATCAAGCACCCGAAACAAGACACAAACAAAGAGTCAGTACCATGATGGAAAATGCATTGATTAATAAAAAATACAATTATTTGTTTACAGGCGATAACATTGATGTTTTAGAATTTAATTTAGATTTCAATTATCAATATGTTTATCCTTATGATCAACTGCACGGTGTCTTTAAAAGATTACCTGAAGCAACCATGATAAAATTTCAAGAAAATGCAACCGAAGAAGCAAATAAAAAAGAAAAAAGCAATGAAATGAAATTGACTTTTAGCAAAGCGGCAGAAGACGGTGTAATATCAGGTGCTGAGCACAAACAAATATTACAAGCAAGAAAATTCTTTTTGGAAAACTACACAGAGCAATTACAAAATGGTGCAGTTGAACCTGACGCTGGCACACTAACAGCCTATCAAAATTTGATTAATGAATACAACAAAGACATTCAACAGTATAACATCAAACAAGGAGATGCTGGTATAAAACTAAAAGAAGTTGAAAGATTTAATGATCTTAGAAAGACAGCAGATAATGAAGGACTTGAAATTAGAATTGGTGGAAAGTGGCGCTTGGCTGAGAAATTGGAAAATGATAATGTTAACTTGTCCGAAGATTCATTGACAAAATTAAATGTTCAGTTTTATGGCAGAGCAGTTAATACACACGACGGTATGACAGATGCTGGTTCATCTGAAAATGCAGAAGCACAACGAGTTTTAGAAAATTCTTTTGCAGGTGGTCCTGGAATAGATTTAATGTCAGTGACCATGGATATCATAGGTGATCCATATTGGTTACCAAGACCTGAAATTGATACTTTAGAAAAAATACTACAAAATTTAGGTGTATCTGCTGATCCAAAATATGAAAATATGATACTGTTTCAATCAATGTATCCAGAAGAAGTTGATCCTGGTTCTGGAATGATTCCACCAGTAAGCGAAAGGCGGGATGAAATCTTGACAGGCATATATAGAATCTATAAAATAGAACATAGATTTGAAGGTGGACAATTTACACAAAGACTGCACCTACAAAGAGATGTATTAACTGATTTAAGTTTTGTTGTAAATCAACGAGGTGTTAAAGTAGGAAACCAATAATAAATGTCAAAAAAAACACAATCTTCATCAAGCAATTACAAATCTCGTAGAGATGGCAATAGTAAATCAATTGATTATGGTGTTATAAAAATAGCAGAAGTGATGAGTGTGACTGATTTAGCCAGAATGGGCAGAATGCAAGTACATATCATAGGTTCAAACACACCAAGAACTGACAAAACAAGTTGGAAAACAGTAATTTGGACTTCTCCGTTTGCAGGTGCTACCAGTACTAGTGGTTTAAGAAAAGGAGAACTAGAAGACACATATGCAGGCACACAAACATCATATGGTATGTGGATGGTTCCACCATCAATTGGTAATTTGGTTGCAGTTGCATTTGTCAATGGTAATAGTAACTATGGTGTATGTATTGGTTGTTTGTTTCAACCAGGCATCAATCATATGGTACCAGGTATTGCCAAAGGTAAAACATTTGGTGAAAAATCACCTATTGTGCCGTTAGCAGAAGTAAACAGATTAGGTGATGAATCACAACTAGCAAACATATTTGACATAGAAGCTCACACAGCCAGAGGCGAGCCCATTGATAAAGCCAAACGACCTGCCCATGGTCCTCATTATCAAGGTTTAATAAATCAAGGTTTAGAAAATGATGAAATTAGAGGTCTTAGTGATTCATCTGCTAGAAGAGAATCACCAAGTCAAGTTTTTGGTATTTTAACACCTGGTGGGCATCAGTTTGTAATGGACGATGCTAATCAAAAACACATTAGATTAAGAACATTAAATGGTTCACAGATATTATTGGATGACACAAACAACACAGTTTACGTGACTAACAGCACAGCAACTGGTTGGGTTGAAATAACAAATCAAGGTAAAATTGAAATATGGGGTGCAGATTCAATATCAATGAGAACTGAAAAAGATATTAATGTGAGAGCAGATAGAGATATTAACTTTGAAGCAGGTAGAAATATTAATATAAAAGCCAATTATACACTTGATACTGATTCAGCAGGCAATTACACTCAACCCAAATCCACTAGAGATTTAGGAGATATAAAAGGTAATTTACATATTGATGTTGCTGGTGAAACCAAAATAAAGTCAGATGACGATATTAGTTTAACAACAAACAACAACACAAACATATACTCAGGTTTAGATTTAAAACTAACACAACTTGGTACATCACATATCAATAGTGGTATCAGTCATAGAGAAACTGCGGCCGGTGGTGCAGGCAGAATTGATATGAATTCTGCAGGCTTTGATGCATTGTTATTAACGCCAATATCAGGAATTTCATTTTTAACAGATGCTAATGGCAATCTGTTATACACAAACATTTTAGAAAATAGAACAGGTTCAGCAGTTAACTCACCAAGAGAAACAGAATCACAACGAGGGTCTATTACTACTAGATTCCCAACCAGAGAACCTTATTTAGATCACGAAAGCAAAAGTACAACTAATCAGTCATAAAAAAAGAGCGATATTTCTACCGCTCTTTTTATTCAAAGATCTTTGAGGTCTAAGATTATTTAGACTTATATATGTGATATAAAATCCAAACAGCCACCAAGCCTAGTAATCCTTGATCACTAAATCCTGATAGTATTGCCTGCACATTTCCAATTACAGAAATGTTTGGCCAAAACGGAATACCTTGGCCGCTGAATAACACTTCAAGAACAATCCCAAGTGCTATTAATGATACACCGACATCTGCTAATGCTGACGCCCATGATTTTACTTTGTTAATAATATCCATAATAAGGACCTCCTAACTGTTTTAAAGTTGTGCTTAATCTAACATATTAAGTGGATAAAAGCAAGACTTTATTTGTTCAATTTTATTTAAATTGTGGATAATTTAATTAACACATCATTTAATTTAAATGCAATTTTATTGATGTTGATAAAATTTTCATAAAAAAAGGCGATGTTGCCACCGCCTCTATTTTATTTTTAATTACGCTAATGATAAATTCACAGCACTTGGACCTTTAGGTCCATCTTGTGTGTCAAACGTAATTTCGTCGCCTTCATTCAACTGTCTTAAGCCTGCGGCCTCAACTGCTGAAATGTGTACGAAAACATCTTTATCTTCACACGTAATAAATCCAAAGCCTTTAGTGGCATTGAACCATTTTACTTTTCCTTGTTGACTCATGTTGTTCTTTCTTTAGTTTTAGTATTTGTTAATATTTGAGGAAGTTTGTATCTAAAATTAGGGCGGGAGTTGTTAATTCTACTGCGTCTTGTCTTATTACTCTTAACTCGTCATTATTTACCAAATAAAAAAAAAGGGCGATATTTACCGCCCTTTTAAGTTTTATAATAATATTGTTATTATTATGCGTTTGCGTTGATTACAGTTTTACCTGTATCAGCAAGTAACTCAATTACAGAGTTTTTGATTTGTTTAGCAACTTCGTAGTTACCAGAACCAATTACTCTTACATTGAAGTCATAACCTTTTGATACTAGTTCCGTTGTTGGAGTTTTTCTAGACATCTTTAGGTTTTTAAATTTAATAACACCACCGTTAATAGAACCAGTGTTATCAAGTGTGTTTTTTGCTTCATCCATAAACACACCAACTTTGTTTGAGACTCTGCCTTTAGCAAATTCTCTTGTGTATACTACATATTGTTTAGTTCTTGCCATTTTCTTTTTACCTCCTAGTAGGTTTTTAAGTAAGTTAAACATATAATAATATATTACTACAGGTTGTAAGAAAAGTCAACCAATAAATCCAAGTTTTTTAGCCAATTTCAGAATCTTCCAACTTTATTCCAATATTTTTAAAAAATAATGGAGCAGTTTTCATAAGTTCCTGTTTGATTTCGGCTGTGTAAAGGCTTATATCTTCTGGTTCAAATAAGACATCCACATTTTTGGACAATTTATCATTGTAATAGTCTGTGATTGCATCAAGTAGTTTGTCTGCGGTGGCTTTTTCCATGTACCACCAGTTTTTGCCAGAAGCAAAGTTTTTTAAATTAGCACTCATACATTTATAGTATATGATCTGCTAGTTTTAAGTCAACCATTTGTTTGGCTGTGAAATATTGGTCTGAAGGATTGTTAAATTTTTTACGTACTTCTGCTAATGGATATCCTGTAGCATCTCTTAGGATTTGCATTGATCTTTGCTCACAGTTTACATTTTCTTTCATTTGTGCTCTCATATCGTGCATTTTAGATTCCATTGCATCAGAATGTTGATGATTCATTATACCAGTGTTTTTACCAATGTATCTTTCACCTTGTTTGCCACTAGCAAAAATCAAAATACCAGCACTCATTACAGCACCGATGCCAATAGTGGATATATGATGATAACTGTTTCTCATTACATCTACTAATGCAAATGTTTCATATAAGTCACCGCCAATTGTGTTGACATATAATTTTAGAGTTTTTTTTGGCTTTTTATTGATGTTACAAGCAAGAATCCATTTGATTGTTTTTGAAATATTTTCTTCACAGATTTCTCCATTGAGATAATGTATATCGTCATTTTGAAGTAGTATTTCTACTCTGTCTTCTGCTGAAAATGTATCAAGTTTTTTCATTGGTTAAATAGTATATGTTAATATGTTAATAACTTATTTATTTCATCAAGTCAAGTAAATAGTTAAGTTAGCATATAAAGACAACAATAAATATTTGCAAGGAAAAACATGGCATATTCTAGTTCAACATCGCAGATCACTTCAACTGCAAACAGCAGTGAAAATACAGGTACAGCCCAAATATACAAGGGCTTTTCAACACTTTCTGGCAACAAGAGTAATATGCTATATGATATTGACGTGGTCAAGCAAGATTTAATCAATCACTTTTACACAAGAAAAGGCGAAAGAGTAATGGAACCTGAATTTGGTTCAATTATCTGGGACTTGCTGTACGAACCACTTGATGAAAGTGTTAAAGAAGATTTGATAGAAGATTGTTCAAGAATCATAAACACAGATCCAAGATGTGAATTATTAGATATTAATCTTGATTCATTTGGTAACGGAATTAGAGTTGATATCAGCATTAATGTTTTACCATTTAACAAACAAGCAACAATGCAATTAGAATTTGAAAGAGAAACATTATAATGAGTCAGATAGTAAGACAAAACAATTTATTTGCCGCAGAAGAATGGAGAACAGTTTACAGAAGTTTTTCACAAGCAGACTTTACAGCATATGATTATGATTCAATCAGATCAACTATGCTTAATTACATTTCAGTTAACTATCCTGAAGATTTTAATGACTATATTCAATCAAGTGAATTTATTGCTATCATAGATTTACTTGCATACCTAGGTCAAAGTATTGCATTCAGAACAGATTTAAACTCAAGAGAAAATTTCTTAGACACAGCAGAAAGAAGAGATTCAATTATAAGATTAGCAAAACTAATCAACTACAGAATAAAAAGAAATGTACCTGCAAGAGGCATTTTAAAACTTACAAAAATTTCAACAACAGAACCAATTGAAGATTCAAACGGAAACAACTTGTCAAATTTAACAATCAATTGGAATGATCCAACTAATGCTGACTGGTACGACCAATGGTTAACTATAGCAAACTCTTTATTTGTTTCTACAAACCAATTTGGTAATCCGTCATCAAAAGGCATTGTTGGTGGCATCAACACAGAAATTTACAACGTTAATTCTCAAACTGATACCAGTGTGGTAAAACCTTTTTCAGCAAAAGTAGATGGTATCAACACAAAAATTGAAGTTGTTAAATCACAAATCAACACTGATGGTTACTTAGAAGAAAGATCCCCAGACCAAACAGATGCGTTCACTATGATATACAGAAATGACAACCAAGGGTTTGGTTCAACAGACACTGGTTTCTTTGTATATTTCAAAGAAGGTGAAATGGAATATGAAGATCAATTCTTTTCAACACCATTGCCTAACAGAACAGTTTCTATTAACAAATCAAATGTCAACGATTTAGATGTTTGGGTACAAAAAGTTAATGCATCAGGTGTACCATTAGAAAAATGGAAAAAAATTCCTTCACTATTTGGTCAAAATGCAATTTACAATTCATTGGCTCTAGCAGAAAGAAATGTTTTTAACGTGCAATCAGAAAACAATGACAAAGTTAAAATTTTATTTGCTGATGGTAATTTTGGTACAGCACCCAAAGGCAACTTTAGATTTTGGTACAGAAGAAGCTCAGGCAAAGGTCAAATACTAAGAGCAAACAGAATTCAAAATCAAGAAATTAATGTGACTTATTTGAACAAAGCAGGTCAAGAATATGTGGCAACATTAAGTTTAACACTAACTTACACAGTCAACAATTCTTCTGACACTGAAACTAATACAAACATTAAGAACAATGCATCAGTGGCGTTCTATACACAAGACAGAATGGTTAATGCAGAAGATTATGCTATTTTTCCTTTAACACAATCGCAAACTATTCAAAAGATTAAAACAATCAATAGAACGCACATTGGTCATTCAAGATATTTAGACACAAACGATCCAACAGGCACAGTGAAAAGTTTAAATGTGTTTGGCGAAGATGGCATCTTGTATAAAAATCCAAACTTCAATTTAGACACAGAAGATATTACAGGAATAGTTTCTGATAGTTCTAGTTACACTTACATTGTTGACAATGTGTTAGAATCTTTACTAAAAAAATCACAATTAAAAAACTTTTATTTTGACACTTACAAAACAGCAGTTGAAACCAATTACACAAATTTAGGTAACTCTGATAAACAATTTGAAATGGATTTAATATCAGTTAACCAAGTTGCTTGGCAACCATATCCGGTTAGCGGAGCATCAAATAACGGATTCTTTTACATTGGTAATGCACCAATACTAGTAACAGGCAGACCAAACACAGCTCAGTTGATTACTGTGTTTAACAATCCATACTCCGGCGATGACAAATTAGCATTTATTAGACCAGGTGCAAAATTAGAATTTGTTGACAGTTATACAAACCCTACTGTTATTAAATGGTCTACAGTTGTTAGTATAACAAACGATGGTTCTATTCTTAACAGTGAAACATCAGGTTCTATCACACTTGATGAGTCAATCACTGCTGGTTTAAAAGTAAGAACAATATTACCAGCATTTAGGACAGCATTGTCATTGAATGAAAAAGCATCAATACAAGCACAAATGGAATCAGGTCTAGACTTTGGCATTGGTTATCATTTCAGAGACCCTTCGTTAAATGAAAATAACTGGTATGTTATAAACGAAGACTTTATTGATGCATCGTCAGATTTTTCAGTACAATACCATGACACATTTGGCGGCTATAATTCATTAGGTCAAGATGCATCATGGTTACTAAGAGCATCTTATGTGCCTGCATCAAGTACAGGTGCAAGTGCAAAATATGTTTTCACAATTAGAGGCTTAGAATATGTTTTTGAAAGTGCCGAAGAAGTAAGATTTTATTATGTTGACAAATACAAAAATATTAGTACACAAACAGGTCAAGCAATTAAAGATACAATTAAAATACTGGACATAAACAAAGACAACACAATACTGTCTAATCCGTCAAGTACTACACAGTTAAAAAATCCTGTAACATTTGAACTGGTAGAAGAATTTGTTGAACAAGATGGATACATTGATACTAAAAAAGTTAAAATTGCTAATTTAGATTCTGACAATGATGGCATGCCTGATAATCCATTGGGTCATGAACGATTGCTTGATGATTCACACTATGTATTTTTTAACAGTTACACCGATTATGACAATTACACTTATTACAAAATCAATCATGATGTATCAGTTGTGAGTGTATTAACAGGCACAGGATTAGAATTTTTAACAACTGATGAACAGTTTTATTTTAACAATACAAAATTAACAAATGGTACTACAAATTCTTATACAAAAAGATATGGAGTAAATGGTGATACTATTTACAAAGCATATATTGGAAGAACAGCAAATACAAACGAACCGTTTTATTTTCAGCACAAACATTCAGCACCAAGATCACAACGTGTTGATCCAAGTGTATCAAACATAATTGAAATGATTATTTTACAAACAGCATATTATATTGATGTACAAAACTGGTTTAAAGCAGGTAAAACATTATCTGAATTACCTTTACAACCAACATCAACTGAATTAAAATCTTCATTATTAGAATTAGAAAAATATAAAACTATTGGTGATCAAATAGTTTATTCTCCAGCTAAATTTAAGTTGTTGTTTGGTTCAACTGCAAATGTGGCTAATCAAGCATCATTTAGAATTGTAAAAATTCCTGGTGCAACATTTACAGATAATCAAATTAAAACAAGTGTTATAAATGCTATCAATAATTATTTTGCAATTGGTAATTGGGATTTTGGTGATACATTTTTCTTTACTGAACTAGCAACGTATATACACAACCAGCTGTCTTCACAAATTTCGTCAGTGGTCATTGTGCCAAGAGATAGCGAATCAAAATTTGGTAACTTATTTCAAGTAAGAGCAGAACCAAATGAATTATTCTTTTCAACTGCTTCTGTTAATGATGTTGAAATAATTACCGGATTAACCGGCAACAGCTTAAATCCATCTTACACCGGTGTAGGTAGCGGGAGTTAATTTTAATGGCTGATAAAGTAAGCACAAAATTACCTGAGTTTTTACAAACTGCAAAATTAAAAAACTTTTTTGATGGCACAGTAGAACAAGTATTTTCTAAAGCTCAAAATGAAAAAGTCACTGAGTGGATTGGTAGAAAATATGGTACATATTATAACCCATTCAAAGACAATTACAAAATAGAAAAAAACAATTCTAGACAAAATTATCAATTAGAAACTACAGCAGTATTAAAAGATCCTGCAAACTTACAAACAATTGACACAGTTTTCTTTACTGAAGCTCTTGACTATATAACTCATGAAAATGGTAAAACTAATAATCAAAATAGATTATTTGGTCAAAACTATTATTCATACGGTCCGCCAATTGATTATGATAAATTTTTAAACTATGAAAACTACTATTGGTATCCAAGTCTTGATTCAGGTGTACCAACTGTTGTTGTTGCAGGCAAAACTGAACAATTCACAGTTGCCGCAAATCAAACAACTTTTACTTTATCATACCCAATTGGTGCCCATGATACGGTTCAAGTCAACGGTGTTGCTACAGTTGATTATCAAGCAACAGGTTTAACTTTAGACTTTTCGTCTAGCAGTATTGTTTTAAATGCTGGTGATAATATTTCAGTTACTTACAAAATAGACCCAGATGATATTGTTGGTCTAAAAAATTATACATCACCAAACGGTATAGCGTTTACATCTGGATTATTAATTGAGTTTTCATCTGCATCATTAACAAATTCAAATTATCAAGACAAAAAATATTTTATAGAAGGGATCAAAAGCAAAAATGGAATATTTTTTGTTGAAACCAGTAGTGAAACAGAATTATTTTTAGATGAAGAATTTCTGCCATGGGATCCGTCAGATACACAAGGTACATCATCAACTACAGAAGGTTGGGACTCTACAAGGTATGACACAGTACCTGCAATTGAAAATCCAGACTATATCACAATAGCAAGAGGATCAAAAGATAAAAACCCT